AGATGTAAGCGAATAAGGCTCGTGCGGTTACTATTTCCCTATGACGTTTGTGGCTGATAATGTCCTGAGGGAATACGTCAGTAACTTTACTTACTAAGGTAATAACGTCACCCATGTCAAGGTCAAACTTGGGAATAGTTACAGGCTGAATAATCATAGCCCTTAATTCGGCAATTTGTCGATTTAGCTTTTCAATTTTAGCATCATGTAGGAGCTTCACTCTCTCATGCTTTGCTTTTAGTGTAATGTATTCGTATTGATAGTTCATAAGTTCTCTTTATATCGTGTTAATCCCCCCTCAAATGTGCAGGGTATGTCGCACAGTCTACCATGTCTATTCTTAGCAATGATAACTACTGCGTCTTCTACATCAGGCTTTATATCTTCGTAGTAGCTTGGTCTGAATGGAAATAGTACTACGTCTGCATCCTGCTCAATCTGACCGCTTTCTTTTAGTTCGGTTAGTTCAGGTCTTGCGTTCTTGCCATCTCTATTTAACTGAGCCAAAGCGATCACAGTTATTCCTAACTCACGAGCAAAGTTTTTAAGAGCAGTGGAAGCCATACCTACGTTAGTTCTCAAATCTCGCCCTCCTGCGTTTAACTTTTGTAAATAGTCTATAACTACCACATCAAGTCCGTACTTAGCTCTATGAACCTTTAAAAGGCTTATAATGTTGTATACGTTGTTGTCTTTAGTATCTATGATGTGAAAGTCTGCATTGAATATACTTTGAGCCATTCGTTCTAAATCGTTTGTATCTACGTTAGCGTTTCTGATTTTAGTATTCTCAATATTATTAATGTCTGCCAACATACGCTCTGCTAATTCATCTGCACTCATTTCTACTGATACAAATAAATGTTTTGCAAAACGCTGACCGTCTGCACATAGATTCAAACCTAAAGCACTTTTACCCATTCCTGGTCTTCCACCAACTACGACTAAGTTCCCTTTATTCCATCCTCCTATGTATTTGTCAAGTGAACGCCACCCGGTACTCAACCCTTTCATTTTGTTACCACTCTTGACACGCTCCTCTATTTCGTCAATCTTTTTAGCCATGACCTTAGAAATATGTAAAACCTGATTGTTGTTTTTAATACGAGAGTTTTGGTTTATGATTTCCAAATGGTTCTGTATTTCTTGCAAATCCCAATCAGCTTTCACTTTTGTGATCTCAGATAATAGTAGATTGCGATTGTATTCTGACTCAATAATAAACAACTCTTTTTCTAAGTGCTTGTCTGTTACGAACATATTTGTAAGCTTCGCTAACTCAACCGCTTTATCTTTATAGTGTTGGTANAGTGTATGTATACCTATCGGCTCATTATTGATATACATATCTTGCATTGTCTTTACTAATCCCCTGTGCCAATCCTTAAACCATTCAGGCTTAACTCTTGTTAAAAACGTCTTAGCGTAGTCAGTCATTAAGAAACACGCTAATATGTTTTGCTCTATCATCTTGTTATCAATCATCGTCTAAAGTTGCTTTATTTTTTATTTCAAACTTAGTAATTGTTGTTGGATTATTTCTTCTTTGCCAATTTCTTGCGGCTGCTCTCCAGTCTTTCATTTGATCTTTACCTATCTTCCAACCTTTAGAAGTATAGAAATCATGAAAGGACTCAGCATCAATATTTGGAAATTCATTTTTTAACTCTCCAACCGTAGGGGCTTTAAATTGTTTTTTTTCTTCTTTTCTTTCTTCTTCTTCTTTTATTGGTGTCGTTTGAAATTCGTTTGAAGTTCGTTTGCGTTTCGTTTGCGTTTCTTTTGTGTGTCGCTCGTCTTGGTAACTTTCATAATTACAAACAGTTAGCTGTGTCGTTATGTTGTCGGTTTTAATTTCAATCATTGAATCTTTTTGTAACAACTCCATAAACCTTCTAACCTTAGATTTATCCCAATTCCAACGCTTTGCCCAATTCTCCATTGATAATATACTCTGACCTCTTTTAACCTGATACAATTTACCTTTGATTAATACCTGAGCATCTGAAAAGTTTACGGTCATTAAAATATCTATCCAAGCCTCAAACCTACTAAAAGACCTTTTCTCTGTATATATCCAATGATTAGAAATGCAGCGATGTATCTTAATCCATCCGCTCATTTTGATAAAGTTTTAAAGCGTTCTTGATTTCATTTAATACACCAACAGTACCCCATACTTTTCCTATAATGTGGTTTAAAAAATCGTAATTGTTTTTTACTGGGAACTCATAAGTATGCCAGTACTCATTGTTTTCGTAAACTTTGACTGTTGCAAAGCCGTTTTCAATTTTTGTTTTTGTTGTATACATAAAATAAAAAAGCCCATACAAGTTAGGTGTGTGGAAGCCACCTAACCCATACGGGCAAATATCTTTTAACATAACCGTCTTCCACTCGGCTCTGATAGTACTCTACAAATATAATATATTTATATAATTTGTCAAGCGTTTTCTTTATTTTCTAACTGAATGAATCCAGTGTGACGGTTGCTACCCATCTCTTTTAAAAATTGTACTTCTACTTTTGCAGAATTGATAATCACCTGTGCTACTTCGCTTATTGCTTTTGCTTTGTCGATCTCAATATCACCGTCTTTAAGCATTTCAATGGTTTCAAATAGGTGATGTCTAAGGTCTTGAATTTTGTCTTTTGCCATGTTCCGTTATTAATTTACTGATTGTTCTTTTTAAGTTTACTACTTCTTTTAATTCTTCAGGTAGATTATGAACGCTATTTCTTAGAGCATGTTCTTCTCTACTAATTTTCTCTAAATTATTAATATCTAAATTCTCCCGGTTGCCATCTTTAAATCTGATAATATCAGTAGACTTCAGTTCTCCGACTTGAGTAGAATAAATGTGCCTTGATAGAAGTACATATTTTTTACCTACTTTGATTTCTTTATACCCTTCAGCATTTACTCTTATAGTTCCTTCAGGTTTCCAATTGTGAGGCTTATGACCTTTTGCAAATTGTGTAGCTTGTCCACCAATCATTAAACCCTTCATACCTTTATTCCAAGCCTTTTGACCTTTGACAAACTGAGTTTCTTTATTCGGCTTAATGGTATAAACGTGAGCCTTTAAATACTCCTGGTCTTTTTTTAATCCTAATTTATTCGCCTGATTATATAGAGAAAATAAAGGTTTGTTCAAAATCTTTGCTAATTCCTTTGAAGGTGTATCGGCATATTTATCAATTAATACCTGACGTTCTTTATCTGTCCACTTTCTGCCCATAACCTAAGTCTTGCTTTACCTTTTCTTGTTTAGCCTGTTTTTCTGCCCATTTCTTACCTCTGAACTGTGGGCGTTCCATTTGGAGTTTACGTCTTAATCGTGTGATCGTCTGTGCATCGGTTAAAACTCCATAGGTGTACATCAAAAAGAAATCAGGTACATCTAATTTACTTGGGTCTTTTCCTGCTTCGATTAATTCCTCATGCCAGTAGTACACACAAAGTTGCTTGTCATCGTCTTTAGTAGATGGGTATTTTAATAATACGTTAGCTACCTTTTGAAGTGTTAGTTTCATGTAATTGATATAATTCGTTAGACTCAATAATTAACTCTTGCATTCTTTCTAATACATGGGGTTCAAGAAATATATAAGATAAATCTTCAGTATTAATATGTACTGACCCATCATTGTAGAAACTTAATTTAATCTCATCAAGCTCAGCATCTAAAACAAAAGCCTGGTAACATTCCTCTTCTTTATTCCAAAAAAGATACTCTCTATCTTCTAAATACAAATTTTCAAGGTTCATAATGCTTTTCCCCTATACATTCTTCTCTTAGGTTTAACAACGTGCGGACGCTCTGCCTCGTTTACATAACGTGGTTGGTCGTTTTTCATTTTCCACCATTCTCTGATGATGCAAACTAAAATGTAGGCGATTGTGTAAATAACTCCTACGATTACTGCGATTATAATTGGTAGTTCCATAGTTCAAATATAATACTTTTTTCTTTATTGCAAAATTATTTTTCTTTTAATGCAAAATACTTTGAAGTAATTCCCAAGCTGCTTCTAACTTTTCATCTATCTCATACTGTACCTCGTGACGTTCAATCTCTGCAACGTGTATCTGTTTATTCTCAGGCATACGAGGGTCATAAGAAACAAAGTAGCCATTGTCTAAATTGGATGCTATCATTCCTAATTGCATTTGCCAGTAGTATTCAGGGTGTACTGATTTCAAACTATCAGCATCATAGATACTAAAGTTTTTCAAATGGATACCTGAGTTGTAAGGACATTTTATTTCAAGTATTGCGTTCTCACTTAAACCATCAGGAGAGTAGCCCGAATAGTTACCATAAGGAATAAAGACATAGGTCTCACCACCAAAGTAGGTAA